ATAATACAGAAACAGTAACAACCACTACAGAGACACCAGTCTATACGATTGTATATTTCGATGGTACCACAGAAACAGAATTCGGTGAATCAAATAGTACATCTTCATCGGAGTTTGAAACGAATACTGAAACAACATATTCTACTGGCAGTGTTACATACGAAGATTGGACCATTGGTACTGGTGCTAATAACGGTTTTGGTAATGGTGACCAAGATGCTCCTGGAAACAGCGGCGACAATAACAATGCAGAGAACAGTACAATGAGTTTATCTGGATTTGGAATAGAAGAAGATGAAAGTATCGATCTTTCAAATATCTTAGGTCCAGAACCAGATCCTGTAATCGAAGAGACAAAATCAAATAAAGGTAAGGGTAAAGGTAAAGTAGAAGAAAATGTAGGAGAAAGTTTAATTTTCTCCGGAGAAAGTTATACCACAACCATATCCGATGATGTTATAACATCATTAGAATACACATAAAAAATGAGGGGCTAACCGTGACCCCTCGCGCACTTATTAAGTAGTGACCCTTAGTATTTATTAGTCTTTCTTATTAATGAACTTCTGAAGACGTTCAGCCTGATCGATAATCTCTTCAGGTGAAAACATCTTAGGAACGTACTTGTCAACTTCTTTATAAAGTGACTCGTTCGTTTCCATTGCTTTGGTCATAGTTTCCCATGCCATTGCTGCTGATTGCTCATATTGACGATCAAGCATATCTTTAGCCATTTTCAATAGGTCAAAACGAATTTCGTATGGGTTCTTAGTCATAGTCTTTACTCCTTTGTGTGTTGTGTGTGTTAATATTTCAATAAACGTTGACGCATTAGTCTTTGGGCATCAGTATGCATACCCTCACGTGCTAAGGCTTCTGCAGCTTTAGCAGTTCCAATAAGTTCAAAATATTTGATTAGACTTTCGAAAAAGTGCATGGCGGGTCTCCTGTGTGTTGTGTGTAAAGCAATTATTGCTTCGATTTATTTATAATGGCAGTTTTTCTGTTTCTAGGAAAACTGCCAAACCCAAGAAAGATTAAGCCGCTAGGCGGTAATCCTCAATGTAATTATCGTTTGCTGCGACAATTATAGTGTTTGACCTATTACGCGGTCAGCCGTGTTACTCCAATTCGCTATACACCATCAGTCGATCCTAGCACACCCCCAAAAGCACACCGAGATTCTTTATACCCAGCCTAGGAAAGGAACCTTTCGGTGCCCGATGTGCTTTTGGTGGAGGTGCGGGGATTTGCACCCCGGTCCTGTCTAGCTTTCGCTCCTCTTCAACGTAACATATTATTTATTATAATTTACTTTTTTATCATTGTCAATAGATTTTTCAGTTTTATCCCATTCAAAGGTATCTCGCATTTCCAACAGACGTTTCTTATCCTTAGACCTATCGATAATGATGTAGTTGTCTTCCTTGCACTTAATCTCTTTACAGATTACAGGCGAGAGAACAGCACCAGCAAGAGTAGCAATGATCGATACAGGCTCAATCGCTTTTGCTGGTTGACTCAGGAAGACCAGCGGCAGCACGAAGAGAAGTCTTTTCTTCATCCTTAACCTCCTTTGAAACCTTGTCTAGTTCTTTCCATGCTTTCTCAGACTGAAACTTAGACTGCATAGCACGAACGGTCATTAGACGATTACGAATGATCTTTGCTGCTTCCTTAGAGTCGAATGCAAGAAGAACATATGAACTATACTGAATGCCATTAGGAATGACTTCAATCTTACGCTGCTCGTATCCATTGACTTCAGCATCAGAAACAATGTTCTTCGTCGCCTTTTCTACTTCATTAAGTACAGCAACATCAAAATCATCACCGCCGATCTTAGCAGTGTATGTCTTTGTCTGACTCCGCAATTTAGAATAGATACGATCTGCCAGTTGCTCCTTTGCATTCAATCGAGCGATATCGATTGATAACTGTAGATCAGGCATCGTTGCCGTACCAACAGAGAATACCACATCCTTATCCTCATGGTTCTCAAGGAACCAACTTGGAATCGAAGATGTAGTTTCCTTGACTTGCTTCTGCTTATACTCAAACATCTCTTTGTTCGCTACCATCTCAGGTGTGGTAGATGAACACGCAGCCAGAGATAACGCTCCAGCAATCACACAAATATTCTTCATTTTATAATCCTCCATTCTGTATTTTTAACTCCACAAAACTTGTCATATACTTGATCAGTATATGGCATCCATTCAGGCATAGTATATACTAAACCAACACCAATAACAACACCAACAATAACCTTAATCATTACAAACTTCCTTGTAACCTTTCAGTCTATATCCTTCACCATATTGAACTGTTGCTTCTACTAACTTACATTTTTTATTCAAAACAACTTCCTGAACCTCACCATACTTCGGCAATCGATGGGGTAATGGAATCTTGAGTTGATTATCAGTCTTTCCATTCTTTGTATTACACTTCATAGATGTTGTTGATGAAAACATCTCAGGCGACACTCGGCGATAGATAGAATCTTTGGCTCTTGTAATAGCCCTATCACACGCCTCGTCTTCAGCCATGGATGTATCAAACACGAACGAAGAAATACCACGATGCCATTCACCATCGACCTTGCTGCGAATAATAATAAGGCATTTCTTTGCACCATGAAAGTCAATTACCTTCCGCTTCTCAATATTCGTCTGTTCAATCTTCTTTACATGAACAGAAGAGACATCGCGGTCATAGTTACATTCACCATACGCTACTGTAGGAATGAGTAACAGAGGCGTAAACTTACTGTATCGAATGAGAGATTTTAACATCGATCTTATCGCTTTCCGGTTTCAACTTAGTTCTTGTTTGATACACTTTACCACCAAGTTCATATGTCACAAGGAATCCTTCAAGCACCGTTTGGACTTCTGTGCGGTGTAGAGTCTTACACTCCTCAACATAGATCGTCGCTGTTGGAGCAGTGACTTTCTTGAACATCCTTTGAAAGATATCATCTGTGTTATAGATTTGGTTCGCACCCTTTGTGATCGGGATTACCTTTCTTATCATATCACATTTTTCATATGGTATCGATACTGTTGTGTTTCGAGTCAAGGGTTGTGTTTCAATGATCGTGCCAGATAATGTTTCAGCGTTTGCTTGGTCAATCATTAAGATTGATGTGAAAAACATAATGGATGCTAGTTTATTTTTCATAACAAACTCCGAAATCTTGTTTATTATAAATAGTGTTAGTCGCGGAGAGGCAACTCCCACTAACTCTAAACCTGTAAAGGAGGTCCAGCATATGACTATATATCACAATCACCACATCATTCCTAAACACATAGGTGGTACTGACGACCCATCAAATCTTGTTCGTTTGACTGTAGAAGAACATGCCGAAGCACATCAAAAACTCTATGAAGAACACGGTCGTTGGCAAGATTATTGCGCATGGAAATCACTCAGTGGTCAAATAACTGATTCTGAACGTAATATACTTCGTTCTAAGAACAGAGATACCAGTTACATGCAATCCGAAGAGTATAGTAAGAAAGTATCGGAAGCATGTAAGGGAAGGTCTCCAACTAAAGGTTGTTTTCAAAAAGGACACAAACGTTCCAAACAGTCTATTGAAAAACAGAAATCTAAAATAACTGGCAAAAAACGTGGACCTTACAAATACAATCATGAGAAATGTTCAAAAAAAGTTACTGTTTATGGTAAAGAATACCCCAGTGTCGCCGCTGCTAAACGGGACACTGGGCACTCCTATTATACTATCATGCGGCTTCAGCCATCTCAATGGCAGTTTCAAGAGCCTTTGCTTTGAGTTTGGAGTTATAACCATACCAAGCAGAGGTTAGGCGAGTGTCGTCAGAACGACCCAGAGTGTGGTCGGTCATGTAGGTGACGGTATTGAATGCCGCCCAAAAAGTACCAGCACCAAACTCTGCACCAGGCTGAGTGTGAAGAACTTCCATTGCCTCTTTAGAGTTACGAGAGACAGCATTTTCCTTGCCCTTCGCATTGGAGGTAACAGGGAAGATACGATTGAAGTACTCAACGATGTTATCGTTAGTGAACCGCTTGGAACCAAGGAACTGAGCAGCCTCCTTGTAGGTATCCAACTTCTCCTTAGCAACACCGAGTTGTGCTTTCACCTCATCGGCGTCGAAGACACGACGGTGATTGACCTTCACAGCGTAGTTAGTCACACCCTGAAGAGCCATCGAAAGCGTATTCCAGCAAACGACACGAGTCGGCGTCATCTTCACGTCAATGGTCTGACCATACTTGTGAGGATTAGAGAACAGAAGGTACTGTTCAACAACATCGTTCTTAAACACTTCGAAAGCATCATTGACCTTCGCAAGTGCCCATACACGGGAACCATCAGTCAACGCACCAGCGGTATGCATTTCCATATCGCCAGCAGCAACGAAGTCATTAAAGAAATCGAATGCTTCGGTATTCTGAAGCGGATTCCAGTCTTCGCCGATAACGTCAAAGAACTTGTCATCGGAAGAACGGTAGAGAGCTTTCTTGCCAGGAACGACGATTTGTTCGCCATCAGAACCAGTAACGGTCATGTCACGAACTTCGACTTCCCAGTCAAGACCAGCCTTTTCGAGCATCTGCTCTGGAGTCAGATCAGAACTGACCGGAACACCAAGACCGTGCCACGGAACTTCACCTGCGTATGCCATTGTTTCAACTGCTGCAACCATAATATATCTCCTGTTAGGTTGTTTCACTCAATCAATATAATAACTATAACTTATTTTGATAAAAAAGTCAATAGTTATTTTTAAAAAAGATTAAGCGCCAGTCCAACTGGCGCTATAAGTTTCGTCAAAGATGTTGCCACGAGCAAAGTTCCGAGCAGGAGTTTTCCAACTTGCGGCTTTCAGAATGTCGCCAAAAGCAAACTTTGGGTCATCGTGGGTGTTCACAATGAACGAGTGAACAGAACCTTTCTGAACAACCTTGACATATTTGCTACCCATCTTGAATGACAGACTTTCTGTAAAGTCGGCAATCATGCGTTCTTTCGTTTCAATCTTGCCAAACTTGCCACGATTCATCCATTCTGTGTAGTCAGTATAAATGTGGTCAAGATAACGACGAAGTGAGGTTTTGATTTCAGTGTTGCTCATTTGAGTCTCCGTTTGTTTTCTCATCATATATACATTATATCTTGTTTTTAAAAATAAGTCAACCCCTAAAATCACTTTTTTCAATAAAATGTATTTTATATGGAAAGTCTTCGCCGAACCGCCATTTAGCAAGTTCTCGTGCGATTCGTGTATTTGGCGCACGGACCACCATCGTCTGATCTTTGCGGTTGGCAAAGTCATATCCAATCGTGTAGAGATCGTAGTCTTCGAACGTGTAGGTGCTCATTACTCAACCTCCAGAAATCTTAACAGAACGTTCGAGAACACCATCAAGAGCATCAAGAGTCTTGACAAACGTCATCAACTGATCGTGTAAATCGTGTGATCCAGTGGTGGTTGTGTCTTGATCAAGAGCAGTAAGCACGTTCAGTTTCTGGCGAATCTGCTCAGAAAGACCAGACATGTTACCAAGAATTTCGAGTTTCATATGTTCGTTTTTCATTATATATCTCCTATCAAAGGTCTAAAAAGAGAGATTAGCAGTGGCTCTTAACCCTAACCCGAAGGTGCCAGAAATCTCTCTAATCGTTCGCTACTTTACAGCGCGAACGTAACGTTGGACATCGCTGTCTACAAACTTGCCCGTGGAAGCCCACGAACGGAATGCAGAACACTCTAGGAAACCAGCTTCACACTTCTGAGCGTGTTCACAAGTCTCACAGGGCATAGCCATGTCGTCAATCATCGTTTCAGGTTGAAACGATTTCTTAGTGGCTTTCTCGAACTGAAACTCAGAATCGTAGCCGATAGAAAAGTAATCACGAGACATCATATACTCCTTTTTTCATCTCATCATATACACAGTATATCTTATTTTTAAAAATAAGTCAACCCCTAAAATGCATTATTTTTAAAAAAAATTATATCTTTGGATACTCGTCGGAAATCAAACGTTCGACGAGTATCCATTGATATTTTTATGCTCGGCCCGCATAGTAACCCATAGAAGCAAGGTTTACTTGCTTACGGCCGCGATTGGTAACGCTGGAAGAATTACGGAAAGTCTTCACTTTCTTCTTTGAAGCGGGTAATACAGTAATCTTAATGCCCGTTTCAAGTTCTTTAGCGATCAGTTTACGGATTTCAGATTTGGTCATCTCAATTCTCTCTTTCGTGGTGTGTGTCTGTTTTCTCATCATATACACAGTATATCTTGTTTTTAAAAATAAGTCAACTGTTTTTTTCAATAAAAACAAAAAAAGTTTTGTTTAAAATCAATAGGTTAGAATTTTTTTGTATTTTTTCAACCTACCATCGAATCAACGAATTTCACCATATCTTCAGCGAAAACGTCTTCTTCACGTTTTAACACTTTGTATTCAAACTTGCGAACCTTACCGAACTCAATATCGTATAGATCACGACCGTTCAGTTTGATGGTCACATAACCTTTATTCTTTACCATACCAGTGGTTTTAAACCGCAAACCATCTTCCATGGCAACCATATCTTTAGCGCCCCAAGCCCAAGTAGCCATCGGGTCAATCATCCTAATCTGTTCAAGGATCGTTTTTGCTATGCTCATTTGAATCAACCTTTCAATCCGTCAGTGAGACCCATCATTTCACATTCGCGGGGAAATTCAATCCACATTTGCTTGATTAGGTCTTCACGCTGTTTCTGAATCTCGGGAATTTCACAAATTTCCGAAAGTTCGAAGACCAGTTCAATCATGCTTTTAAACTTTTCCATGTTCATCTCTCTCTGTTTTCTCATCATATACACAGTATATCTTGTTTTTAAAAATAAGTCAACCCTTAAAATGCATTATTTTGTTTTAATAATGTATGCAGGCTTAGACGAATCCATCTTGATATCGTCATTGATTACCTCTACATCTTCTTTAACGAAGACTCCAATAGGAGAACCGTTGATGGAGGTTTCACCTTCACGCTTGATTTCACCGAAAGGATAAGAGCAGGTGATCGTTTCAGCACCAGAGTACTCGTCTTCCTCTGCCCATTCTACGGTGTATCCGCTTTCAGTAACAGCGACAACAACACCTTCTGAGATAGGATACATCGCACCCCAGTTTCCGATAACTTCTGTTCCAACTTCAATCATGTTCATCTCTCTCTGTTTTCTCATCATATATACATTATATCTTGTTTTTAAAAATAAGTCAACTGTTTTTTTAATAAAAACTAAAAAAAGTTTTGTTTAAAATCAATAGGTTAGAACTTTTTTGTATTTTTCTTTTCGAGTGTACTTCGTCCTATCCCGGACAACACGGGGCTTGAAGGCGCTATCCTTAGTGAACAGCATCTTGGCGAGGCGAATTTTCTTTTGTTTTCTCATAATCTCAACGCAATGTCGTCAGCAATCATCTGGTCCATACCAGCGGGAGTCATCGGATAACCACGCTGTTTGAGGATCTTAGCGACATGGGGAGATACGTAACCCTTAGTCTGAAGAGCCTGGAGAGGAGCCAAACCACTTTCTAACAGCGCAAGGTATTCTTCAACCGTGAAGTTTTCACACAAGAACTTTTTGAAAGCAACCATGCCACCACGCTTGAATCGAGCAATGAAGGCTTCTTTCGGCATACCAATTCGACTAGGGTGGATCTTGTCTGCACCATAGACCTCATCGTATGTCTTCTGACCAGCAAAGGGTCCGACGTAGTTGAGGTACATACCGTCAAATCGGAAATTCTTGTTCACAAACTTAGTCATCTCAATCTCCTTATCAATCATCATAAGTGTATAATAACTTATGCTGAGAAATAAGTCAACTGTTTTTTTAATAAAAACTAAAAAAAGTTTTGTTTAAAATCAACTACTTAGCGTTTTTAGGGAATATTTTTTGGGCTGGGAAGTCATAAAAGACGAAAATTTGATCAGACGTTTCAAGACGCTGATTGTTTTTACCCTCTTTTTTCTTCAATTTACCGACCTGAGGAATACCAGCCGCTGCTCGTTTTTGAGCCTTTTTGAGAGATTTCTGTTTTTCTTCGGACCACTCGAATCGAATCAGTTTATCGTCGGTATCATCGATGATCCACATAGTGATATATTTCTGCCCGTTAACCTTCGTCACTGAATATGACTTAAAAATAAACTCATCCTTCGGCATCTCGTATTTGGCTCGACCAATGAACTGTTCATTAACCTGAAATGATACAAAGACAGAAAATAGAATGAATGGTACGGCAGCATACCTCAACCATGTCTTTTGTACAATAAAAGGAAGAAAGCAGATTGCGCCTGTCACGATCCATAAGATCATCAGGTTTGTGGTTGTGAACATCATAATCATGGCGCGCCGTACTTCATATACATTTGTTTTGATGTTGCAATTCTTGTCTCATTGTCTGTAAAAATAACGTTACCATTTCGAACATCAAATGACGCTACAAACTTCTCGACGCCTTTCTCTTCAAGATCGAACTTTTTGACTTTAAGAATCTTATATGGATTCACTTGAATGATCTCTACAGTCACATCTTTCTCTATTCCATAACCGTCGTAGTAATGTGTGGTTACCGAAAACGATCTATCTGATTTTGAACGAATGCTAATCACTTCACGATTAACGAAGATTTCTTCTTTACTCTCTTGTGGTTTATTGTCAACTGAAGTATTAAGTGTATCATTCTTTTGGCCTAAATCATCTCTATCGAGATTCATTAGAGCGATATCTTTACTACGGAAACTTACGATGTTATCTGCATCATCCTTTATCCACAAATCAATATCGTTACCGCTTTCATCATTCCATTTTAGAACAATCAAATATTCAGCCTTTGGTTCAAAGGTATCCTTCTTAGCAACTGGATTGATTAGAATGAAAGCAAGCAGAAACAGAAATACGAATCCAATCAGCAGATTGAATAGTAAATCAACGAATCCAAGTGTGCTTTTATATCTACTCGTTTTGTTCACTGTTTTCATACACCACCAACTGAATCTGTGTGAGAGTTGAGCAAACAAGGCCAACTAACGTAGTTACCAGAGCGGTGCTCATACCAACTGCCATTGCCTGAATTGAATCTTGAACATTCTTAACATTTGATACATCAAGCGTCTCAAACGCTGTACCAAGCATAAGAAGGAATCCAGCAACAGTACCAATCATACCAAGACGTGTCATTGCTTCTGCAGCAAATGAAACATAATCAACGATCTTATCATTTGTCAGTTCCCATGTTGATCGAGAACTTAACCAACCAACAGAAAGTGTAGATAGAACGAAGATAAAAATAATCAGAAAACTGATCTTTGTAAGATCAGCATCATACATCATCTCCCACCAATCATAGTGATACATCAGACCAGTGGCAAATGCGGTCAACGAAAACTGAATCCACCACTTCAACATTGCGTTCATAATTTTGGTCCTTTATTTTTTTCAGGTTCACCATGACCCGTTGCTATGATACATGATACTTTTTCAATGTGCGTTTCGACTATCGAAAATGAACCTGTTTTAATATTACGAAAAATACTCAACACTATTTTATCGTTTGGTTTATCATTAGGTCCAGAACTAAATCCAAAAAATTCAAAACTACTTTCACCAAACTGATTCAATTTATTCATAACATCATCACTTGGACCACATATAATATTTTTCTTTGTTGGACCAATAGGTGGATGAGCATATACATTACAAGAAAACAATACCACAGTGATTATGGTAATTATTGTTTTCATTTTTTATCCAATCAATCTGGATGTGAAAAATTCATGTTCTTTATATTTATATGGGTCCGACATAAAGATTTGTGGTGAATCCCCTTCAACAGCAATCAATATGATATTTTGTTCTACTCTCTCGCCATACATCTCTTCTATCATATATGAGTATGTTGCACACTGTAGAAAATAGTCTTCAATCCATTCTCGTTTTTTTGTTTTACGAGATGTTTTAAAATCAAGCACGGTTAGTTTATTATTGATTTGACAAACCATGTCTACTCTTCCAGCCAATCGATACTCATGGCTGAATAGAGCGCACTCCTGCATGAACACTTTTTGTATTGATTGTAAAAGAATTGGTTGAATATTAAAAAACATTTGAACAGCATCTGGCATCTGCCCTTTGATGATGTCTTCTAAACTTACATTATCGATAAAGTCTTCGAGCATCTTATGAACAGCAGTACCACGAGATGCTGATTGATGACTGATACGATTGGCTTCTGCTTCACCAACCTTTCGGCGCCACTCCATCAATCCTTCTTTCTTTCCAGGAAGGTTGCCGAGCGCAGTCGTTACTGATTCGTATAAGACTTCGGAAGGTCCATTTGGTACTCGATACCTGCGACCCTCCTCCGTCGTGATTGCTTCTATGTCGTACTTTTCAAATCTATCTTCATGTATAAATTGCATGATCGATTTTAGCCATAATATAAGATTTCACAAGTTCGCTACGCACGATATCATCCTCATTAAAATAAATTGTTTTAAAGTACGGAATTGATGTTAATACCTTCATGAATGATAATAATCCACTACCTTCTCTCATGTTCTGTAAATCACTTTGTCTAAAGTCACCGGAAAAAATAATACGACAGTTATCACCGATGCGAGTTATAATAGAGTCGAGTTCGTGGAATGTCATGTTCTGACATTCATCGACGATAACAATAGAATCATTAAGAGTAATTCCCCGTATGAAGGATGTAGATATAAACTCAACCATTCCTCGACTTTTAATCGTTTCATATGCGTCTCCGCGTCCAAATAATTCTGTAAAGATGTTATAGTATGGTTGCTCATGCGCTTTCATCTTTTCTTTTTGGTTTCCTGGTAGAAACCCCATGTCCCTTGTTGGGACTATTGATCGTACAATGACTAACTTTTGTTTAGTAGATGAATGTGTTAGGATTTCTTTTAAAGCAAGATATATTGAGATAAACGTTTTACCAGTACCAGCCAATCCTTGAAGTAACAAGTGTTTATCTTTACGGTATTCATCGAACGTTCTTGATTGGTTTTTTGTTTTTGGTTCGATATTTTTTAAGTTCAATCCTGTGTTAACACCTTTCTTTTTTGCTTTACGTTTTTGTTTTCTTGATAGTTTTTCTTCAAAAAAGTTATAGTTATCTTCTACAAAAGCTAAGTTAGAGTGATTGTACATGATACCTCCTAGGTAATCATTACAAAGTATCTGCGGCTCTTTTCTTTCTCCATTTCTCTACTGCATCACGGGTCTTAACAGCCTTAACAGATTTTGCACCATATTGCTCGCCGAGTTTGCTATTTGGATTAGCCTCGGCGATTCTTGCAAGTTGTTCCCTCCAACCATCATCAGTACGCAGTGATTTATTCACTGATGTACCAGCAACGATATTCATCTGTGTTGAAGGGAGTTGACGGATGTGTGGATTGTCAGAAAGGAATGCCTCACGTTCAGCCATAGACATGAATTCAGTAAACTCTTCTTTAGTTTTTTCATTAATAAAAGAATATGTAGGCATTGCACCTCCTTATTTGTATTTATTATTATGCTGTTTTACCCAAATACCAGTATGGAACTTGACGATTAGTCCATTTGGCAAACGATGCTTTTGCTACATTGTAGTAGTTACGATACGATTGAATAGGATCATCTGTTACGATACATTCTGGAAAGTTTTTCATAGCAATCGCAAATGGAGTTCGTGGACCTTCTGGAATATTACGAGGAGGCGCCATTAGATAACAACCAATACCTTTATTTGACCAAGCACCATGTGTTTTACCATACCGACGATTGTATTCTACAGCAAGAGCCATATAATGCTGTACGTGCCATTTGTAGTTCTCTGTTGACTGCATGGTCCATACGGTACAAGGATGACCCATATGGACTGCTTTCATTAGAACGTCTTCTAGTGGACCATCGAGTTTCCAGTATTTGATCATTCGCTTACCAGATTTAGATGGTCGCATTTCCATAACACCATCGAGCATACGATGCGCTGTTGATAACATCTGTGCTGATTCGGTAACCATTTTCACTACGTGTTTGTCACACAGAGCACGAGCGGACTCTTGTGGGCAATCACTCACTGCAAAGATATTCATCGTTTCGTTTTCCTACTTTTGATATTTTTTTCCCAAGTATTTTTTCCCCAAGTATTTTTCTTATTATAAACTCCATTATCTTTCGGTTTTTTAGATATATAAGACCCACCGAACATCGAACCGGTTTGTCCTTTATCAAATACTGGTCTATCCATCGGATAATCTTTATCTAATTGTTCCAGTCGTTCTTTAGTTTTCTTTTCTCGCCACCACTTATCTGCTGCTTTTTTTCCATCTTTCTTTAGAATTTTTCCGTATATATTATCCACAATCAATCCTCAAACTAATAATTAAAACGAAAAGGAGACAACTTCTTCATCTCATCTTCTGTAGGGCGCTTAGTACCAGCGTACACTACCAGATCGTCATCTTCGTTTTCATAACATTCAACAATATTATCCTTAGCAAGGATCGAAAGTGATACTTGGATCATATGATCGATATCATATGATTTACGACCAAGATAAAATGAAAGACCAACCAAAGATATTAGACCTGCAAGTATTAGAATATCATGATACATTTTTTTCTCCTTTAGAATATATATTCATTATACTTTAAAAACAAAAAAAAGTCAATGATTTTCCAATAATTTTTTTAACTCTTCTAAATTATTTCTGTATGAATTGCGAATCAATGGTTGATATGACTTATTTTTTTCTGGATAAACAAACACGAAATCAACATCTTCGTGTTTTTCAATCAACCATCCAATATAATCTAGTCGATTACGAGTATCGACCAGCGAGGCTCTTGTATTCTCTTCATACGCATTCGTACCATCAAATAGATTTGATAATGCCACTTTATTATCAACAATCATCGAATCAAATCCCAACATGAACAATTGCTTGTATCCCATCTTGATTGCCTCAAGCATCGCATTGACACCAGCATTGGAACGAGAAGTTAAACCAGGTTTACCATTTTTCTTCCAATGAATCTCAAAGGGTTCATACTGTTCATCTTTTGGAGGTACAATAAATCTTTTTGATGGAAAATCAGAAGATTCAATCTCCGTTATTATCTTATCATCAATCGCCACAAGGTAATCTGGCAAATCATAATTTGGTCTGAACTCTCGATAAAGAGCATTGCAACCAAATACTGTACCTTTGTCTTTTAGATCCATCAAGTCAAAATCTTTTCTTGATGATCCGTTACCGATTATAAATGCTCTCTTCGCCATAGGCTTCATCATATTTTTTCGCTTTTGGTTTACGATACTTCTTCACAATTTGTTTGCGTTTAGTGGGTTTCTTATCAAAAGAATATTCATTGTCCCATGACTTTTCACGCCGAAACGTCTTACCCATTTTAGTTTATTTCTCTTTCTTTAACTTCCATAAAATATATGGATCGTTTTTTTCTACTTGTAGAGGAATTTGTTTTGCTTTTGGATCAATTGGTGTTGGACCAACATAATGCCATGTTGCTCCGTTGTTTACATCTTTTTCAACGGCTTTAATAAATTCTTGGTTATCAACGACAAATAATCCAAAAAATAATGCTAATACTGAAATTACAATCATTTATTTATTTTCCTCTGTTTTCCATGTTGATGCTAATGTTGGCCATGCTTCTTCGAATAGTTTTTGTGTGATACCTTTATATGGCATCTTCTTATCTTTAATTGCTAATACTAATTTTGCATCATCTGGATCCAATGATTCAAGAAACTGAACAAACTGAGATTCTCTTTGGATAGATTTCATATCCGGATATGGTCCATCTTTTAGAAAGATGCGAAACTTACGTACATTTGCATACAACGATGTTTGTAAATCCGATTCTTTTGGTTGCGCTTTATATGGTGGATCTCCTTCTGGTAAAACAAACTGATGCTTTGGATTGAAACAAATGTCAACCACTGCTTCAAGTGTTGTATTATGATCCTTCCTTAACGTTTCAATTTGTTGTTTTCGAGATTTAATATCTGAAACCCTCTTTAAGATTTCAGCCACACTTTCTTTCATTGCCATTTAGAACTCCTGAATCACGTCCATAAGATTTTTCAATCTATTCTGAACAAAATAGTTAAATAATTTATCTCTACGATTACATTTATAATTTTCAAACTTTTCAAGTACCTGATCTTGAATCTCTTGAGGTACAAAATCAAGATTTACAAGTTGCTCATTGCGTCGATAGTTGCGAAGCATTCTTTCATTACAAAAGTCTTCCGGTGAATGACCGTTCCAACCATCGATCTTTTTAGCAGACAAAGGTTTCTGTCTCTTATCAACAACGAACGTATCGTCATCTGACAAAAAGTTAGGAACACCATCACCTCTATCGCCACGAAGAATATGCTCATGCATGTAACGAGCAGGATTGCTACACGTCACAAACTTCTTTTGCATTGGGCTGTACTGTTCAACGTTAGCATACTTCTGTAACTGAACAAAGTCTTTATCAGATGAAAGAACCAGAATCGGTTCAGATGATCCATTCGTAACACCAAGATGCCCATACTCATGACAGATGGTAGCAATGATATCATCAGCCTCTGCTCTATCAATCTGTATTACCTTGTAAGGGAAAACTTCTTTGAGATCATCACGAATACCATTGAGCACTTCAAAGATCGTATGCCAGTCAAGACCTGACTCTTCACGATCCTTCTTACGATGATGCTTATAGTATGGAAAAATATCTCGACGCCAGTAGTTCTTATCATCACAACAGATAACAAGTTCGCCATACTTCTCGCCAAACTTATTACGATATAGACGAAGAGAGTTGAGTACCATATGCCGAACCAAGTCAGGTTCGATAGGTACGTTTTTACCTCCAATCTGTTTCATAAGATTGGAAATCATAACTTGATTTAAATCAACGAGTATCATTTTTTATCTCAGTTTCAATTCAATATACTATTATTATATATTATTATGATTTAGAAGT